CTCGCTGGAATACGGCGCCCACGCGTCGACCCAGGTCAAGGCCCACGCCATGGGCCTGGATCACCACTGGGCGCTGAAACTGGCGTCGCCGGAGAGGGTGCTGGTCGAGGCCTACAACCGGACGCCGAACATCGCGGAAGTGGCGTTCGAACGCGGCCCGCTGGCGGTGATGCAGCCCGAAATCGCATCCCGCCTGAACGCCGTCGTCGCCAAGTCGACGGCGGAAGCCAACAGCTAGAACGCTCAAGTCGCGCGGAGAGGAATGCTCTGTGAACAACGATTTCGAGCCGGTGATGGCCGCCCTGTTCGCCCATCTGCAAGGCGCGGTGGTCATCCCCTTCACCGCCAATGCGACAGCGGCGGATGCGACCTTGATGGGCATCACTGACCCCGCCGTGGCGCTTCTGTTCCCGGGCCTTCCGGTTTTCGGGCCAGGTGTGGTGCGCGGGGCGACCATCGCCTCGCTCGATCTGGATGCCGGCACGGTCACCCTGTCCGACCCGCTCGACCAGGGTGGGGACGGCGTCGCGTTTACGACCGGCTTCTTGAGCGCGTCACGGCGCACCCAGCACTGGAACCAGGTCGATGAACAGCCGGCCCTGTTCCTGCGGCGCATCGGCGTCACCGACGAACCCGACGAGCTGTTCATGCGCACGACGCTGGAGTGCGAGGCCTGGATTTACTGCAACGCCGGCGAGGATCCTGCGCTACCGCCGGACAGCGCCCTGACCAGCCTGGAACAGCTGGTTCGCCAGAGCTTCGCCGCCGATGGTGACTACGGCGACCCTCGCTTCACCCTCGGCGGCATGGTCGATTGGTGCCGCATCGAAGGTCGAGGAACCAGTTCGCCCGGCGACCAGGGCGGCCAAGCCATCAGCCTTATCCCCATTCGCATCACGCTGCCCTGAGGAGCGCCTCCCATGTCCCACGCCGACACCGTCAACAACTGGTTCCGCGAGCGCCTGTCGGGCGGCCCGATCGCGCAGCACACCCCGGCCTATAACCAGCTGGTCGAGGCGCTGCCGGACCTGATCACCCGCCTTGAGGTCAAGCTTGCCGCCGCTGCCGATGATGCGAACCCGGTTCGCGCCGCGCCGGCCAAGGCCGCTAAGGCGCCCCCGGCGGGTGCGCCGGCCGCCCCGCTCGCCGGCGCCAAGCCCGACGCAGCCGCTTAATCCCAATCTTCGCCCCACCCTCCCGCGCCAACAGGAAAGCCTTCTCCCATGACCGTAGCCCTCAACGGCAAGCCGACCTTCGGCGCTGGCCGCGTCTTCGCCACCGCTAACCTGACCAACCCCACCCCGGCCCGGGCGATGGTGCCGCAGAGCCAGTCCATCGACTTCAAGCGTAAGACCGAAAGCCTGTTCGGCGAGAACCAGCTAGCCGTCGCCGTCGGCGCCGGCGAAATGGATGTCACCGGAAAGGTGGAATACGCCAAGATCAACGCCCGGATGTTCGCCGACAATCTGTTCGGCGTCGCCAGCACGACCGGCTCCTACGCCGAGGCGGATGGCGAACTGGGCACCGTCGCCGCCAGCACGCCCTTCATCGTCACCGTGGCCAATGTGGCCACCTTCCTGTTCGATCTGGGCGTCATCAATGTGCTGACGGGGGCGATCTTGAGCTGCGTCGCGACGGGTTCGGAGGTGGCGGGCAAGTCCTACTCCGTCGCCAACGGCGTCTACAAGTTCGCCGCCGCCGACGACGGCGCGAACGTCAAGATTTCCTACGCCTATTCGGTGCCGACGGCGGGCGAGACCGTGTCCCTGACCAACCAGCCCCAGGGTCTGACCGGCAACTTCCAGGCCACCCACGTTCTGCCCTGGGGGACCGAGCAGGACATGTTCGTGTTCGGCAACTGCCTCTCCGGCGGCGGCGGCTTGTCGATGAAGAAGAGCGGCTTCGCCAGCAACACCCTCGACTACACCGCCGCCTGCAACAGCAACGGGGTGCTCGGCACCGCCAGCTTCGCCGAAGCGGCTTAAGGCGCCATGACCGAAGAAGAGCGCCGGGCGCTGGGCCAGACCCGGCGCCTGGTGTTTCAAAATCTGGCCAACGGCGTCCCGGCCGAACAGATTGGCGCGGACATGAAGCTGTCGCAGCTGGAGGTCGACCAGGCGCGCAGGTTTGTCGCCCGCAAGATCGGCGAACACCTGTTCCTGCGCCGCGCGGCCCCGATCGACTGCCATGATGTCCGCACCATCCGATACAACCGCCGTCCGCTGCTGAGCGTGCTGCGCAAGATCGGCAACCTCGACCTTTCCACCGACCTGCTCCTCACCAAGCTCACCGTGCAGGCCATCGACCACCCCGAGATGGTCGAAGGCGCCAAGCACCGCATGGCCGACCATGCGAAGGCCAAGACCAAGGATTATGAGAATGACCGGCCAGACTGAACCTGTGGCGATCGAGCCCGGCACGCCCGCCGTGCGCCTGGCCGGCAAGCTCTGGCCCATCCCGGAACTGGCCTGGCGCGATCTGAAGAAGTGTCGCTCGGCCTTGCTTGCGCTGACCGACCAGATCAATGACGTCATCGCCGCCGCGAAAGACACCTCCGGCGAAGACGACGACGTCCGCGCCCAACGCAATCTGGCCGCCGTGTCGCTGGTGTTCCAGGCCCTCGCTGACGATGATTTCGACCGCCTGGTGGTCGGCCCGATCCATGCCGGCTTGCAGGCCGCCCACCCGACCCTGTCCCGCGAGGAGTTTGACGGCTGGTCGTTCAGCGAGGCCGAGCTGCAGCTGGCGTGGCTCACCGTGCGCGGCCAGTCCGGCCTGTTTGTGCTCCGCGCCCCCGGCTCTGATGGCAACGCCTTGTCGGGGGAAGTGGCCGGGGTAGCCTAGTCCCCGATCCAAACTGGGAGGGCGTGGTTCTCAACGCCTGCCGCTACTTCGGCCACACGCGGGATTATTGGTGGGGAAACCTCACCTGGGCCATCTACGAAGAGATGGAGTGGCAGCTGGCGGAAAATCCGCCGGCGGACCGCCTGGCCGCCATCTACTTCATCGGCAACCAATGGTGGGAGCCGCCGACCCGCACAGGCTCCGGCGCGCACATTTCCGCCGCCAGCGAAGACGCCGATGAAGTCTGGGAAAGCCCGTTCCCCGACGTGACGGACTGACGCGCTCACCCCGCGCCTGGAGCCCCGCGCCCAAGCAGCGCGCGGCGCGATAGCGCCCTCAAGGATCATCCGATGACCAACAATATCGCGGTCTCGATCACCGCCGACGTCGCCGATCTGACCGCCAAGCGGGCCATCGCCTCCACCGAACTGAAGGCGCTGCAGAAGGATCTGAACGACCTCGCCAAGACCGCCAGGGATGGCGGCATGACCGACGAGCTGAAGGCCAGGATGTTGGCCCTTGGCGACGGGGTGGCCAAGGCCAAGAGCCAGGTCAGCCAGATCGATACGCAGCTGAAGACCTTCGGCCGGACCGCCAATGAGACCGGGGCAGCGGTGGGCGGCCTGCACGCCGGCACGGCCGGCGTCACCCGTGAACTGCTGGTGATGGGCCGCGAGGCCAGCCGGGGCAACCTCAACCGCCTGGCCGGCTCGGCGACCATTCTCGCCGGGCGGCTGGGCCTGCTGACCCCGCAGATCCTGATGGTGGTTGGCGGGGTTCTGGCCCTGGCCGCGCCGGTCGTCTTGGTCGCCGCCGCGATGGAGTCCGCCGCCAACGACGCCGCCAAATACCAGGGCGCCCTGTCGGCCACCGCCAACTACGCCGGCCTCACCGCCGCCAGCTATCGTGACATGACCAGCGCGCTGGCCGTCTCCTCGCATATCGGCTTGGGGGAGGCCCGCAAGGAGCTGCTGGACCTAATCAACACCGGCAAGTTCAGCGGCGCGGAGATGCTGCTGATCGGCAAAGACTCCAACGCCATGTCGGAGATGACCGGCGAGTCCGCGGACAAGATGTTGTCCGAGTTCGAGAAGATGGGCGACGATGTCGCCAAGTTCGCCCGGGAGTATCAGGACCACTATCACCAGCTGACCACGGCCCAGTTCGAACACATCGAGGCCTTGCAGAAGGCCGGTGATGTCGAAGGCGCGCAGATGGCCTTCCTGCAGGCGGTCTACGGCTACCTCGGCAATCAGGCGCCGCGCCAGGTCGGGGCGCTGAAGAGCGCCTGGGACGATCTGACCATCGCGATTGGCGGGGCCGTGGACGCCGAGAAAAACTATGTTGCCGGTCAGGGCGACACGGCCGCCACACAGATCGCCAAGTCCAAGGCGGCCCTGTCCGAACTCTATGGCGAGAAGCTGCGTCAGCAGCACGGGGATGACGTCGGCATCTCGCCGGGGCTGCTGGATGAGCGCATCGCCGGCGGCGAGAAAATGCTGGCCTCGCAGCAGGCTTTGGCCGCCGCCACGG